AATGCGTCTGAGGTAGCTATGTTCTTACTATATAAAGATAAATTTGCAAAGATACTTCGCGCACAGGGGTTAGAGGATGGCAAAGCCAGTATTCTAAATAAAATAACCTCTCCAAGTCTTAAAGGGAAATCTAAACCAAGCTATGAGAAAAAAGATAGTTCGGTATTTGACCCTGCCGCGTTTATGAAAGAATAAAATTTGACGACAATAAAGCAATGCTAGGATTTGTGATACAAAGTTTATTTAATCAAAATTAAAATAAAGTATAATTAAATAAATAAAATAAAATGGCTAAAGTATATACGGGTACGTACGGAAGTGGTACGTCCCCAGAAAACTCGCTGAATACAGCTCTTTTGCAATACCCAGAGATTGCGAAGACTTTAATTCAGCAATATCCTAGATACTCTGCTACATTCCTATTAGAAAAAACTGGAAGATATGCAAAAGAAAAAGTATTAGGAGACAACTCTTTTGAGTGGAAAGTAATGGGAAGATATAACACTCCTTCTTATTCAAACGGATGGGTTTCAACGGATGGTGTAACATTTGTAGGTTCAACTGCTGGTTCAGGTGCATCTGCTGTATCAGGAACAACATTAACATCTATGGATGCTGATGGTGATGTGTTCTATTTATCATTTGATGGACAAACTTCAGGAAGAACTAGTAGTTTCTTAAATAAGTATGATATGGTTAGATTCCAATCTGGTGCTACTGCGTTAGTATTGGAAGACCCAACTGCTGATGTAGTAAGAGCTGCTGCTAATGGTGGTACATTAACTGCTACAAGCGACTCTGTAGTTAAATTTGAAATGATTGATGGTACTGCTAATGCGTTACAATTAGCTGATATTGCAGACGAAGCTATTGTTGCTTCTATCGGTTCTGCTTTCCCTAATGGGTCAAGTGGTTCTGATGTTGGTGAAAACTATGTATATCCATCTACTCATGTTAATTATCTTACTACAATGCGTAAGAAATGTTCTGTAACAGGAAAAGACATTACAGATGTAACATGGATTGAAAATAATGGACATAGATTATGGTACTTTACTAAAGAGCAAATGATGATGGATGAGTACATGTATCAGCAAGAACTACAAAGATGGTATGGTAGAACTTCTGTTACTGACTCTACATTACAAAGACCAGGTGCATATTCTACATCTGCATTAGGTTCATCAGGAAATCAAGCTACATCTATTGTTACAGGTGACGGGCTATTAGCTCAAATAGATTCTTCAAATCAAGCTAGTTATCAAATGGGTAACTTAACTGAAGATATTATTACTGAGTTTTTAGCAAAATTATCTTTAAATGCTACTAATGCAGAAGGTAACGAATATGTTGTAATGACTGGTACTGAAGGAAGATTAGCATTCCACAGAGCAATGAAAGAATTATTAGTTGCTCCTTCTGGTGCAATGACTGGTGGTTCTATGTCAGGTGTAAACGGAAACGTTGAATTAGGCGCTAACTTTACATCATATAGTGCATTAGGTAACAAATTAACTATGGCATATTGCCCAGTATTTGATGACCCTAATTTACATTCACAGGCAGGTGGTACTAATGGATTTGGTGACACCCAATTAAAAGAATCTGGAAAGATGGTATTCCTAGATTTCGGAAAAACTAATGGTGTTTCAAATATTGAATTAATCACTAAAGGTGCTGAGAATGTAAACAGAAGCTTCATTAAAAAATATGTAGCTGGAATGATTAACCCATATGACCAAAAGTCAATGATGGCGGCTAACGCTGATGACAAATTTGAAGCACACTTGCTTTCTGAATCTGGAATCATTGTAAGAAACCCATTATCTTGCGGTATATTGAGTATATCATAATCACTAACTTAATTGTCTACACAGGGGGATTTATTCCCCCTCTCTAGACTTAACTTAATAAAAATCCTCTGAGTAAAGTAGGAGGTATTAAAAAAATGGCTTGTATGTTATTCTTCCAAACTGCTGATAATGACTGTATGTGTATACCTTCAGGAGCGGTAACTAGTATTGAAAATGACGCGGATGGTTCAGTTCACGTTAGTTTTGAAAATGCTGGTGCTGCTGGTGGAGTTATAGGTGTAGCTCAATTAACGGCAACAGATGGAAAAGAAGACGATGTGGTAAAACGTATCGCAAAAATTTGTTTAACTGGTAGAGGTGTAGTTACTATTGCAGACGACATAAAGAGTATTTATGTTGAAGATGTTACTGCTTGTGGTACAATCACTCCTGGCTCATAACAAATAAATAATTAATTGGTACTTGTGAATAGATAGCCTATGCGCATAAATACCTTAGTAAATAACTTTAAAAATAAATAATAAAATGGCTTTAAAATTTAGTTTTAACAAATTAAGAAGTTCTGTACAGGGCTTCTTGTCAGGAACGGATGCAACTGGTGGTAGTTTAACTGCTGGTGAAAATGCAGTATATGTTCCAAAAATGCGTCAAGCATATATTGTAGAAACAGTAAATGCTGCAAGAACGTTAACTGCTGAAGATTCAGGTAAGATTTTTCTTCTGAATGATTCTTCTGCAGCTGCGTATACAATTACGTTACCAACTGCTGCTCTAGCAGAAGAAGGAATGTGGTTTAGATTTGTACAAAATGAAGTAACCCCAGCTGAAGTAATTACTATTGCTGCTGGGTCTACTATTATTGCTGGTCCTTTAAAGGATGCTGGTGGTGATGTAGGCGCTGGTACTGCTGGTACAGAAGTCTCTAACCTTGTAATTGGAACTAGTTCAGAAGTTGGTGACAACATTGAATTAGTTTTTGTTGGCGGATATTATGTTATAATGAGTGGTGGCTCCTCTATTAGTGGGGCTATTACTACATCGTAATAACAATTTGAATTATGGGAGGGCTTTATGCTCTCCCAAAATTCTTTATATTTGTATATGAATTTTGCACAATATTTAAGAAGCATTGCTAAAGACCCAGAAGAATGGGATAAAAAACAAATGGAAGGCGCACAAAAAAATCAAGTACGTTTTAATATTGGTGGGCAATCAGGGTTTAAATGGCAAAAAAATTCACAGAACAAAACTTGGATAGAAAACGGAAGATTAATAAAAGAAAATAAAGGAAAACGAATAAAATAACAGGGAACTTAAAATAAAATAAAATGAAAAAACATATAGTATTATTAAAAGCAAGAAACGTAGAAAAATTTAATTACTGCAAATTTGGTGGTTATAAAGACGAAAAAGGTAAAAACAGAAAATTAATAGACCCAAATGGCGAAGAAGTATCAGGATTTGAAATGTTTAACGCCGTAAAGTCTTTAGATATTAACGATTCAGATGACAAAAGAATATATGATTTCTTAAAAGACCATCCTTTAATTAAAGGTAATAGTAAATTTATATTACAAGATATGAGAGCAGAACAAGAAAAAGCAGCTGTAGATTCTATTGAATCAGCAAAAGCTATTACAACTGCATCACAGCTTAATATTAATGACTTAAAAAACTTATCTGTATTAATGGGATTATCACCTAACTTAGATGATATGATGCTTAAAGCAAAAATTATACAATTTGCAAGTGATAATTCTACAAAGTTTTTAGCAACGTTAAATGATGTAGATAAAGAGCATAGAGTGTTTTTAAAACAAGCACTAGACAAAGAAGCGTTAACAAAAGTAAATGGTGTATGGAAGCATGGTTCAAACAATATTGGGCTAACTGATGACCAAGCTATTGTGTGGTTAAAAGAAAATGCAGATATATATGCAATGTTAAAGCATCAAATGCGTACAGGTAAAGTAGCGCCAGTAGAACAAAAAGAAGAAAAAATAGAAGTATCTTCTGGCTCATCTACGCCACAAGGTCTTAAAGAATTAATGGAATAAATGACAACAACTGAAGCATTAGAATATTTAGATTTATTATTAGATAAGGCTGACCAGCCATATTTTATTGATTCTGAAAAAGTAAAATTTGTAAATTTAAGCATAACAGAATTTATAAATAAATACTATGATAAAGTAGATTTTAATTCTGAATCTAGAACGGCATTAAATGGGCTATATAGAACCGTAACTCAAGATGCTTCTGATATATCATCATGGACTACACCTAATCGCTATGATATTTTAGACAACGCATTTATGTATCCTTCTGCTGTTAAAGTAAATGGTGCAGAAGCCGAGTTTAAAGGATATAAAGAATATGTTGAGGATTTATCAACAAATGACCCTTTTAATAAAAGCGATTTAGATAATCCTCAATATACAATATCTAATTTTGGAGTAATATGTAATCCAGAGCCAGTAACTTTTTTTAGAATAGTTTATTTATATAGACCAACAATAACAGAAGCTTTTGACAATGGTAAGATTCAAGAAAATTATCAAATAGAAATCTTAAATATAGCTTCAAGAAAAATGTTTGCTAATATAGAAAGCGCAAGCTATGAGATGCAATCTATAGAAACTGAGAGAGGTACAAATCAATAAAGATTTTAGCTCCCTGCTGCATTGATAGGCTAATGTGTATATTTACACTGAGGCCTATCTTTGTTATTAGAGAAAAAAACACTAAATTTGTAATAATTTTACAATACCTATGGCTTCATTAAATGAAATAGCATATAATATAAAAAATCTCGCATATAATGGAGATTCCAATGAAGAAGAAAATATAGGCATTAGACAAATTAAGTTTTGGATACATTATTATAGAGCTAAAATTTTAAAAGAAATAGAAAAAGAAGGAAAGGGAATGCCTTTAGAATGCTTGCAATATTATCATTTTGATTCAGATGATTATAGAGTATATCAAACTAATTTAGATTTTAAATTATGGGCAGATGCTCAAAGTGGTTCTTCTGACGCAAGATTAATACCTTATTCAAAAAGAACATTAACACTAGCAAATGCAGGAGGAACAACTTTACCTACAGCAAATTATTACGGAGATGATTATTATCCTATAGATAGAGGAGGGCAAGCAGATGAATTAGGAACAATATTATTAACTCTTCCTGAAATATTAAATATATCTGGTTATGGCGTAAAAAATTTACGAGTAAGAAGACAGAATATATCAGACACTCATAATGTATGGAATATTGATGTACCTATAGTAAATAAATCAATAGCAACAAAACATTATTATAGCAGATTT